CTTAACAAGCCGATGCGCGGTGATGTTAAAAAGTTCAAAGTATTTGTGAAAGACCCTAAGACTGGAAACGTCAAGAAGGTAAACTTTGGGGACAAAAAGATGAGAATCAAAAAGTCTAATCCAAAGCGCAGAAAGTCTTTTAGAGCTAGGCACAACTGCAAGAATCCTGGTCCCAAGACAAAGGCAAGGTACTGGTCCTGCAGGAAGTGGTAATAGATGGCTAGAAATAAAATTGATGTAAATCAGATTGGGTGGTCTGAAGCTGTCGCTCAAGACGTTACTTTTGCTAATTCTGCAAGTTTTGGCAACAATATTGCCATATCAGGATCTCTATCTATCAACCAAGCTGCTGCCGCAGGGTCTCAAGTCTTTGTTACCACTGAAGGTAAGGTGGGCATTGGTACAAGCGCTCCAGCATATAAATTATCTGTTGGTGGTAGTATGGAAGTCGGACAATACATCTATCACAAAGGTGATAACAATACATGGATAAACTTTACTGATAATCGGATAAGACTTAATGCGGGTGGTGTCAATTTCATAGATTGTCAAGATCCAGGTAGTGCTCCTCATAAAGTTAGAATCAATAATGGTGGTAATAATATTGACTTTATTATCAAAGACAAAGACAATGATGTGTATTTCACGGCTGATGCGTCTACTGCTAGAATAGGAATTGGAACTGAAACACCTGAAGAAAAGTTACACGTCGCTGGTGGCTTAAAAATGGATGAAGGACGAGTAACTGTATCTGCAACAGAAAAGATAAACAAAAAAGCAATAAGTTTAGACGGAACTAATGATCATGTATTGGTATCAGACGAAGACGATTTTAGTTTCACTAATGGTTCTTCAGATGTTGCGTTTTCTTTGTCAGCATGGGTTTATGTTGGGGATGTTTCTTCTGATGACGGACCTTTCATAGCGAAAGCAAACTTTTCAACTGGAAATACAGAGTTTATATTTAAACATGCAAATGGTGTTTTACAGTTCTTTTTGTATGACCGAGACCAGTCAGCATCAGGACATCAAATAAGAACACTGGCGAACTCCGCTACTTTGTCTGATACTACGTGGCATCACGTTGTTGCAACATACAGTGGTAATGGTTCACACACAGGATTAAAAGTGTATACTGATGGATCTCAAACCACAGCAACTCAAAGTACTTTAAATTCATATACTAGGATAAGAAATACCTCCACTCCACTAACTCTTGGCGCAACTGAAGATCTTGCTAATGCCAACAGAGTTTTTGAGGACAGACTGGCAGATTGTGTTGTTTTTAACAAAGAACTATCCTCATCAGAAGTTACAGAATTATACAATTCTGGAAAGGTTATGAATATTCGCAATCACTCTGCATTTGCTAATGTTGTTTCTTGGTGGAAGATGGGTGACGATGCTGACGTTGAAGGTTCAGGTGGTATTAGAGACTATGTTTCAGGACATCACGGAACTTTAACTAATGGTGCTGCAATAATTGATGAGACGGGCCTTTCTAGTGATCCGCTGGACTCTTTAAAAACTGATGCTTCTGGTAGTTTGGCTCTTGGGCTTGAAAGCCCTGATGATACATTGCACGTTTATGGAAGCACAAAACTAGAAGGACCACTTATCTTAAAAGAAAGAACATATGATCCAGACAACCCAGCAGAAGGGAGTTCAGTTATTTGGATGTCAAACGGACACGGTACAGGTGACGATGGTGATATCTTGATAAAGATCACTGCTGGTGGTGTCACGAAGACGGCTACACTGGTAGATTTCAGCGCAGTATAAATCATACAATATTCTATTTAATGTATGAGCACTTTTTCAAACAGAAGAAGAATACTTCCAACTCAAGTAGATTTTTCAAAAATAGTTTCAGGTTCAGTCGCTGGCGTTGCTAGTTTCGTTGCTCTAGATAGCAACGGCAAATTAGTTTTAGGAAATCCAGCAAATTATATCTCCTTTGGTGACATAACAGGGGTTACTGCTGGGAATGGTCTAACTGGCGGTGGAGACTCGGATGCTGTTACTTTAAGTGTCGGACAAGGAACAGGAATAACAGTAAGTTCAGATGCTATAGCCACAAACGATTCCGAAATAGTGCATGACAATCTTTCAGGATTTGTTGCAAACGAACATATTGACCACTCAGGTGTTACAATAACTGCAGGTGATGGCTTGACTGGCGGCGGTACCATAGCTTCTACAAGAACTTTGGCCGTAGGTCAAGGAACGGGAATATCAGTAAGTTCTGACGCTGTTGCAACTAATGACTCTGAAATTGTTCACGACAACTTATCAGGCTTTGTTGCAAATGAGCACATTGATCACTCTGGTGTCAGCATAACTGCAGGTGACGGATTAACTGGCGGTGGTACAATTGCTTCAACAAGAACCGTGGCGGTTGGACAAGGAACTGGTATAACAGTTAATGCGAACGATATCGCAACTAATGACTCTGAAATCGTTCATGATAACCTCTCTGGTTTTGTTGCAAATGAACATATTGATCATTCTGGTGTCAGCATAACGGCAGGTAATGGTCTTACAGGTGGTGGCACTATAGCATCTACAAGAACTGTGGCGGTTGGTCAAGGAACTGGTATAACAGTTAATGCGAACGATATCGCAACAAATGATTCTGAGATTGTTCATGACGATCTTTCAGGCTTTGTTGCAAATGAACATATTGATCATTCTGGTGTCAGCATAACAGCAGGTAATGGATTAACTGGGGGTGGCACCATTGCTTCAACAAGAACCCTAGCTGTCGGTCAGGGCACTGGAGTTACTGTCAACGCTAATGATATAGCGATAGGCCAAGCGGTTGGAACAAGTGACGATGTAACTTTTTCAACTGTTACTGTTGCATCTGACATAATACACTCTGGAGATACTGACAATAAAATCTCATTTGGAACAGACACACAAACGTTCAAAACAGCAAACGCTACAGCATTATCTATTGATGCCAATGGGCGTGTATCAAAACCCTTACAACCATGTTTTAGAGTTACAAAAGGGTCAGCCCAATCAAGCTTTGCTATAAATCAAACTGTTATAGTTACCTTTAGTGGAGAAAGTTTTGATAGAGGGAGTAATTTTAGTTCTAGTGCATTTACAGCACCAATAGCTGGAATTTATTTGTTTGGTGCACATCTTGATTTTGACAAATTGGATGTTGGTGCAACTCAAATACTTTTAAGATTGGTTCAAGAAACCACGGACGGCACCGTAACTCGCTATAACATGGATCAAAAAGATCCAAATGAATATAATACAGACATGGAGCACTTCGGATTAAATGGTAGCAATTTAATATCCTGTGCTGTTGGCGATACAGTTAAAATAGGCGTATATCAGGCTCATGGTACTGCAGAATCAATTATTGGCACAAATACAAGATTCTGGGGAACTTTAATAAATTAAATTTGACTTAGCAACGTATATCTGATATACTTCAATTATGAGAAAGTTGTTGCTATATTTTTTGTTGTTTGGTTGTATAAATCATCATTCTCCAAGCAGCGATTTAGACACGCAATATTGGATATGTAAAAATGAAGAATCAGCTCACCACAACAGATTATGTCATGATGATTGCTATGTTAGTGGCGATCCTCACAAATTTTGTTGGTTATTGTTTGATGTGATGTGTAAAGAGGATATGTTGGCTAGCGATGTGAAAGAATCGTGCCAAGTTTTTGAAAAGAGTTTCCATGATCAGAATAATTAAAAGAATCCCAAGAAAGGTTGTAATTGCTTGTTCTGGCGGTATTGACTCAATGGCATTTACACACTTTCTTTTGCAAGGTAAAAAGAATGTGGAACTAGCTTACTTTAATCACGATACTTCGTTTGCACGAAAGTCAGAACAGTTTGTCCAAGATTATGCAAATCAAAATAATTTAAATCTTTACATCGGAAGAGTCAAGGGAAGGAAAGGTAAAAGATCTCTTGAAGAGTTTTGGAGAGATGAAAGGTATAATTTTTTGCAAAGCTTGAACAGTGATTTCATAATTACATGTCACCACTTAGACGATTGCGTAGAAACATGGTTGATGTCAGCGTTTCATGGTCAATGTAAACTTATACCGTATCAGAGAAACGAAAATATTTTCAGACCTTTTCTTATGACCTCAAAGCACTCAATCAAACAATATGTGAAATCAAAAAATATACAGTGGGTTGAAGATCCGTCCAATCAGTTGACAAATTTTGCGAGGAATAGAGTGCGACATAAAATAATGCCAGAAGTATTACACATCAACAAGGGCATAAGAAATACTATCAGAAAAAAATTACTTGAAACTTATCTATAGATTATGATATAGTGAGTCTAACGGGCCTATAGCTCAATCGGTTAGAGCAACGGTCTCATAAACCGTAGGTTCTTGGTTCAAATCCAAGTGGGCCCACCAAAAAATAAGGAGTAGCTAGTGAAAGATCAATTTTGGGGATCAGAAGAAGAAAAAGGAGAAATCATTAAAAAGGTTATGTCTCCTGTGGAGAAAAGCAATGATGATGGAGGTGATTTTAACCAAGTAGATAGTTCTGGAAATAGAATTTATTTTTACTCAGGAGTTAATAGGCCAAAAGTTTTAAAACTTAACAAGATGATATTTAATCTTAATGCAAATTTAGCACCAAAAGCAGAAATGTATGAGTGTGGTAAGCCAGTTATTAAGCTTCATATTAACAGTTATGGAGGATCAGTATTTGCAGGTCTTTCCGCTGTAGATCACATCATCAATTCCCCTTTACCAGTTCATTCTATCATTGATGGTTGTGCTGCGTCTGCTGCAACATTAATGTCAGTCGTTGCAGATAAGAGATACATCCAAAAGAATGCTTGTATGTTGGTTCATCAGCTTTCTGGCGTTATGTGGGGCAAGTATGCTGCAATGAAAGACGACATGGAAAACTCTAAGATGTTGATGAAGAAAATCAAGAATATTTATAGAAAGTATACAAAAATACCAGAAGATAAGCTTGACGATATTTTGAAGCATGACCTATGGTGGGATGCAGAAAAGTGCTTAGAGTACGGTTTAGTAGACGAGATTATTTGACAAAATGCCTATTTATCAATATAAGTGTGAAAATTGTGGTCATGAGTTTAAGGCCATGCAAAAATACTCTGATAAGCTAGAGATGCTTGAATCTGGTATCTGTGAGGAGTGTGGAAAGAAATCTTTGAAAGAAGTAATTTCTAAATTGGTTTTTCACTTAAAAGGAGGAGGCTGGGCAGAAAATGGCTACGACTGAAAGATCAATCACAAGCAGAGAATCTTTGGAGTTTTTAAATTCTATTTTCAAAGATCATGAACACCTTGGAGCAAATCTTAAAAATCACAAAAAAACACCTAAGACTCAAGATACCTACCAATTCACAATTGACAAGATGTCTGATACAATTATTGAGACTTTAATGTCTGATGAAAAAATGGGAGTAAAAGATGTTTACTATCACCCTTTGGTTGCACCTCAAGGTTATGGTATTTCTCTCAGGTATCGCATGTATGTAGTCTATGAAAAAGTTAAAATAAGAAAAAGGAGTAGGGCTAAGCAATGATGCGCAACAGAAGGTCTAAAATTCAAAACATACAAAAAGAAATTGAAGAGTTAGAATTATCAATTGATAGGGCTATGTCGTCAAACAAAAAAGCTTTTGCAGCTAGATTAGCTATGATGAAAGAGCAAAAAGAAAAACTACTTGAAACCTGGTATTCTACTCCTTAAGTTTCATCTTGTTAAATGTTTCGTGAATAAATTTAATTGTAGAGTCGTATGTAGAAGTTAGTGTTATACTGTTAAACGCAGGATGTGTTGCAAAAAGTATTCCTACCAATTCACCATGTTGATTCAGTATACCACTGCCAGAACATCCACCTATAGCACGAATTGTTGTAACTGAGAACCTACCATTGTAAACTTGACCACTATAAGTTCCCTCCAAGACTGGAACAGCGGGTGGGTGATAAATACCCATTGGTGCTGATAGTGAATAGACTCTATCACCTATGATTGGTTTATTTTCAGATATTTTAACCCCTTTTACTTTTATAGATTTCACAAATAGTGCGCATATGTCTGGGTTTGCAAAGCTAGTATGAACCACAACAGCTTCTCCAGATCTACCAAATCTATCAAAAACCTTAAAAGTTAAAAAGTGGTTTGTAATACCTTTTGGCAATGAATCATTTTGTGTTTCACACACATGCCCTGCTGTTAGGATCAGCGATCCTGTACTACTAACACTACCTATAGATATACCAGATCCTGTTGACTTGAAAGAGTCTCTCAGGCAAACACTCATGCCATTGGTCTCTTTGCATGCCTCAACGTGTAGTTTTGCTTCAACAAAAACAAATGAATCAGCGGGTATTGGGTTTCTTTGATGTACTAATATCTGCGTTTGACATGATGTCAAAATTAAAATAAATAAAAGTAAAAAAAACCTGTACATAAGCTATCCTATATAATAAGTATAATTAAAATCAATATATCTTTAAAGGAACACAGAAAATGTTTTACACATTACTAACAATTGCCTGCCTTTGTAACGTTGCAGAAATCAAGCAAAACACTGTTGAGCCCAGTATTAAGGTGCAACCGATTATTATTGAAAAATTTATTAATACTCCAAAAAAATTTAAGGTCTCAAAAAAAGTAAAGTACAACAAAGTACCAACCAGATGGGAAAGAAGTTGAAATTAAACTAATTACTTTATAAGAAAGAGAGTTTTGTTTTGGCTAAAAAAATTTATGTTCTTGATACAAATGTCTATCTAACTGATTCAAATTCAATTGAGTCATTCAATAATAATGATATCGTAATCCCACTAAAAGTTCTTGACGAAATTGATAAACACAAAAAACGTCAAGATCCTGTTGGTATACACGCTAGAAAAACCATAAGAAAATTAGATAAACTAAGAGAGCAGGGCAATTTAGCTTCTGGTGTTAGGATTGCAAAAGGTAAGGGACTAATTTATGTAAAGTCGTATGATTCGTCTTCACTGCCTCCAGATTTAGAACTAGATAATCCAGATAATCAAATACTTGCGACAGCACTAACTCAAAAAGCTTTAAATCCAAATAGAAAAGTTATACTTGTCTCACGCGATATTAATATGAGAGTGAAATGTGATTCACTAGATCTGATATCTGAGGACTACAATGCTGAACAAGTTGTTGATGATATAAGTGGTCTCTACACTGGCTTAACAGAGCACTTAGTGGATGATCAGATAATTGATAAAATTTACAATGATGAAGAAGTTTATCTTTCTGAGGAAGAAACATCTTTGAGTAAAAATCAATTTGTTATGCTTATATCTAATTTTAATGACAAGAAGTCAGCCTTAGTTAAGTTTAAAGATTACACAAGACCAGTTAAAAAAATATCAAACTTTAAAAAGGGGATTTGGTCACTTAGACCAAGAAATAAAGAGCAGCAGTTTGCTCTTGATCTGCTTATGGATCCAAATATACCAGTTGTAACTCTCATAGGTAAAGCTGGATCTGGTAAAACTCTCTTGGCTCTCGCTGCTGCGCTTCATCAAACTTTTGGAGAGGTGGCAAATGATAGAATCTATAATAAGATCTTGGTTACAAAACCAGTAGAACCTGTAGGTAAAGATATTGGATTTTTACCTGGTACTATGGAAGAGAAGATGTTTCCATGGTTAGCACCAATTCAAGATAATTTGCAATTTCTTTTTGGAAATGATAAAATGACACTAGAGATGCACATAGATGAAGGTAGAATAGAGGTTGAAGCAATGACATATATAAGAGGTCGTTCAATTTCTAATTCTTTTATCATCATTGATGAGGCACAAAATATGTCTAGGCATGAAATAAAAACAGTCTTGACAAGAGTTGGGGAAGGCACTAAAATAGTGTTAACTGGAGATATTGAACAAATTGACAATATTTACATTGATGCGACAAACAACGGACTTTCTTATGTTGTTGAAAAATTTAGAGATCAAGAAATAGCTGGGCACATAACTTTAACAAAGGGAGAAAGATCTAGAGTAGCATCAGTGGCAGCTAAGATATTATAGGAGTAAATATGAAAATATTTTTTAATCAAAATAAAGAAGTTGCAAATAAAGAGCTTGAAAAAAACGTGGAATCAGATTCTAAACTTAAAGAGTTGATCGTGAATTACGTGGGTGAACACAGTAACCCTGATGACGACAACGTTACAACAGAAATGATTGTTGATGTTTTTGCAAATGAGTTTCCAGAATTTTTGATGGCGGTCGCAGAAGAAAATTTTATAAGAGGGTATCAGCAAGGTATTGATGATTCTCACTCTTTCAATATTGATGAGCCAGAGTGTGGTAATCCTTTTGTAGACAAGAGACCTGGTAGTGAATAAAGAATACGTAACACAATCTAGTAACAAATTTAAAAAAAGCTTTAAAGAGAAATCTTTAGGTAATATACAGGTTATCATAAAAGACGATTTGCCAAAAGATTTTAATATTGATTTGGCCTTAAAGACAGTTAAAGATTCAGTACCAGAGAGCTTTTTAAAGAACATTGATTATATATTTGTTGGAGATTTTGCTGAGTTTAAAATAAAAAGTGTAAATGCCCTATACATGGAGGGTGCTATTTACGTTACCAATAATCAAAGCGATGAAATGGACATGGTTGATGATATCGTTCATGAAATTGCACATGCAGTTGAAGAAGAGCACTTTCTTGATATATATTCTGATGGAAACCTTGAGAGAGAGTTTTTGGGTAAAAGGGAAAGATTGTTTCACTTATTAGATACAGAGGGTTATGATTTAAATTATCAAGAATTCAAAAACCCAGAATATACAAATAATTTTGACAATGTTTTATATTTTGACATTGGATACGCTGCACTTACGCCAATATCAATGAACTTGTTTTATAGTCCTTATGCGATTACATCTTTGAGGGAATATTTTGCAAATGGGTTTGAAGCTTTTTATTTTCACAAAGATCATGATAAGTTGTTAAGGATTAGCCCAGCCCTGTATACTAAACTTGAAAAACTTAATAGAAGGAGTAAATAATGAAAATTACTAAGAATAAAGACCAGATTATTGTTGATGTTAAGGTAAAATCCAGAAAACTAGCGACTGATCCTTACGAAGTAATTGATCTGGGTGATGTTTTGACTTTTTTGAAAAGTGAGGGGATTGATGTTTCAAAAGATTATATTTGTGAAAAGCAGATTGTAGTTGGGAATCACGCCGAGAATCTTCCTTTGGCTGGACAGTTTGTATTTTGTAAAAAGAAAGACTTGACTTTACCAGTTAAAAATGATACTGTAGAAGAAGTTAAGGAAGAGGTTGTACCCAGTCCTGAGCCTAAAGTAGTATCTACCAAACCTGCTACAACTAGCAGAAGAAGAAGGAGAACTCGTGGAGCAAGAACAAAGGAAGAGAATAAGTTACTCGGAACTAAAACTATGGAATGACTGTGCTTACAAGCACAAGTTGGTCTACCTTGATAAGATCAAAGCATTCGTAGGTAACGAATATACAGCTTTTGGGTCTGCCTGCCACGCCGTCAATGAAAAACTAATACTAGATGAAAACATTGACACGCAATCTGAATTTAAACAACAATTTGTAAAAGAAATCAAATCTTTACCTGATCACTCAAAACTAAACAAAAAATTAGTTCTTGAGATGCATGAGCAGGCACAAGACTTATTTGATCATGTCATTCCTGAGATGAAAAACTATTTTGGTAAATATGAGGTATTTAAAATAGAAGACCCTCTTTTTGAGGAAATAGGCGAGTTTGAAACAGACTTTAAATTTAAGGGTTTTATTGACTTGGTAATCAAAACTGAGGACGGCAAGTATCACATTCTTGATTGGAAGACAACTAGTTGGGGTTGGAGAGCAGAGAAAAAGAATGACTCTATTACTGCCTATCAATTAAGTTTGTATAAAAATTATTTTGCAAATAAGTATAATGTTGACCATAGTCAAATTGAAACTCACTTTGCACTAATGAAGCGCACTGCGAAAGGTAAAAAGGTGGAAATATTTAGAGTCACCAATGGCAAGAAAAGAGTTGCGAACGCGATTGATCTTCTATCCAAAGCAATTAATCACATTAATAGTGAAAACTTTGTTAAAAATAGGTTATCTTGTAAATATTGTGAGTTTCACAAAACTAAGCACTGTACATGAGGATTAATAAATGGATAAAATAAAAGTACTTGTCCTTGCTGACAGTCCACTAGCGCCTTCTGGTGTTGCTGGACAAACAAGATATATGATTGAAGGACTACTCAAAACTGGTAGATATCAGTTTGTTAATATGGGTGGCGCAATTCGCCATCCTGATTACACCCCGATTAGAGTAGAGGAATATGGGGATGATTGGATAATATATCCAGTTGATGGATACGGTACTCAAGATCAGGTTCGTTCTTTTGTGCAATCTTTCAAACCAGATATTGTTTGGATTATGACTGACCCCAGATTTTGGGGATGGTTGTGGGAAATTGAAAATGAAATAAGATCTGTATGTTCCTTGGTTTATTATCACGTTTGGGATAATTATCCATACCCTAAATTTAATAGGCCTTATTACTTGTCAAATGATTTGGTGGCAACAATCAGCAAGGTGTCCGATGACATTGTTAAGGTTGTGTCTCCTGAAGTTGATAGAGTTAGAATACCTCATACCGTTAACACTGATATCTTTAAAAAGATGCCAGACCAACAGTTGCAAGAATTTAAGAAGGCTAATCAGTCTTTTTACAATGCAGCAGGTGAAGAAAAATTTATCTTTTTTTGGAACAATAGAAACGC